TGGGAGCTTAAATGAAACTAATTGCAGAATATACTAATACCCAACTTGGATATTCAATCCAAGAAGGAAAGAATGGAAAGAAGAATACATTTTTAGAAGGTGTATTCATGCAAGCTGAGAATAAGAATAAAAATGGTAGAGTTTATACCAGAGAAGTTCTTACTCAAGCTGTTGATAAATTTGTCAACGAACAAGTAATTACAGGCCGAGCGGTGGGAGAATTGAATCACCCCGAGGGTCCATCCATTAATTTGGATAAAGTTTCTCACAGAATTACCGAACTCAAGTGGGACGGTAATAATGTGATGGGAAAAGCACTTATATTAGATACCCCTATGGGTAAGATCGTAAAGGGTCTTGTCGAAGGTGGTGTTCAACTAGGAGTGTCAAGTCGTGGTATGGGAAGTTTGGAAATGAAAGATGGTGCCAATTATGTTAGGGATGACTTCATGCTTAACACTATTGATATCGTTCAAGACCCATCTGCACCTAATGCATTTGTTAATGGCATTATGGAAGGTGTTAGTTGGGAATCGGACGGGCATGGTCATTTCACCCAAACAATTGAAGAAGGTGAGACAGAAGTGAAAGAGTCTAAAGAGTGTTTCTCGGAAGAGCAACAATCAGCAGGCTTCGAGCATTTCCTCTCTAAACTATAATCTCTAAAGGAGAAAACAATGTCTGAAGTAAAAAAAGACGAAGTTGTTGAGGAAACTGTAGACGAGGTTATTGTTGAGGATACGCAAGTAGAAGCTGAGGAATATGATATTCCAGAGGCACCTCTAACAGCAGCTCGTACAGCATCAGCAATTAAAGCTTCTTTGACAGAAATGTCTAAAGAAGATCTTGACGAAATCTTTGAAGCAGCAGAAAAGGCTAAAGCGAAAGCAGAAGCTAAGAAAGCTGATGTAGAAGAGGACGAAGAAGAAGACAGTGTTGACGAAACAGTAGATGGCGAAGGCGACCTTAAAGGTGGTAAAACATCAGCTAAAGATAACAAAGCTACTCCGGGTAATACAAAGAAAAAGAAAAAAGCGGATGATGGTAATGAAGTCGAAGGCATTCCTGAGAAAAAAGGAAAATTTAAGGAAGACGTAGAAGCTTTAATTAAAGACGAAGATACATTATCTGAAGGCTTTAAAGAAAAGGCTGCCACTATTTTTGAAACTGCACTAGCTTCTAAAGTTAATGCTGAAACTGCAAAATTAGAAGAGCAATATGCTTCTGATCTAGCAGGTGAAGTTGAGGCTATTAAAGAAGATTTGGTTGATAAGGTTGACGGCTACTTAACATATGTAGTTGAAAACTGGATGAAAGACAATGAGGTTGCAATTGAGCATTCTCTTAAGTCTGAAATCACAGAATCATTTATTTCTTCACTAGGTACACTATTTAAAGAGCATCACATCAATGTTCCTGACGATGCGGGAGATATTTTAGATTCCCTATCTGAAGAAGCTAAAGATGCTAAAGCTCAATTAAATGATGCTACTGAAAAGGCTATGGAATTATCTGAGAAAGTTAAAGATTTCGAAAGAAAAGACATAATCCGTGAAGCATGTGAAGGTTTAACTGCAACTGAAGCAGCAAAGGTAACTGAATTAGCAGAGGCTATTGAAGCTGATGATAATGAAGCTTTTGCAACTAAAGTAGCTACAATTAAGGAATCTTACCTTAATAAAGATGCCGCGGTAGAGACATCAGAAGTTGATGCCATTACTGAGGATACACCCGAACCCCAAGAAGTAACTGCTCAAATGCAAGCCTACTTGGACGCGATGTCGCGAACTTAATTAACCCATTTATAGGAGAATATAAAAATGGAAATTAATCAAACACAATTACAGGAAAAATGGGCACCTGTACTTGATTCACAAGATGCTAGCAAAATTACTGATTCACACAGACGTAATGTAACTGCAGTAGTTCTTGAGAATATGGAAAAACAACAAATCCAAGAAAGAGCTCAAATGAACGAAGTCGCGGCTAATAAGACTGGCGGTGGAGTTGATAATTGGGACCCTGTCCTAATTAGCTTGGTAAGACGTGCAACACCTGCGCTTCTAGCATTCGATTTAGTTGGCGTTCAGCCAATGACTGGTCCTACTGGTCTAATCTTTGCTATGAAGAGCCGTTACACAACACAAGGCGGTACTGAAGCATTACATGACGAAGCTAACACAGAATTTTCTGGTGGTGGCTCAGGTTCAGTAGGCAAAAGTGACGATCCATTTGCTGGAGACTCTGGCGGTGGCGAATCAGATACTGTTGATGACTATACTCCAGGTGAGGGTCTATCTACGGGTGCTGCTGAAGCGTTAGGTAACACTGGTAATGCATTTGCCGAAATGGCTTTCTCAATTGATAAGACTTCCGTGACTGCAAAGTCTCGTGCTCTTAAAGCTCAATACACAATTGAATTAGCTCAAGACCTTAAAGCGGTACATGGTTTATCTGCGGAAACTGAACTTGCGAATATCCTTTCAACTGAAATTCTAGCTGAAATGAATCGTGAAATCATCCGTAACATTAACCTTAAGTCTGTAACATCTACACTTGCTTCTGGTGAGTTCGATGCTACTGATGCTGCTGATACAGGTGGTGCAAGATGGTTAGTTGAAAGAATCAAAGGTATGGTATTTGCTATGGAAAAAGAAGCAAACACTATTGCTACTTCAACTCGTCGTGGTAAAGGTAACTGGGCGCTTGTTTCACATGGCGTTGCAGCTGCATTAAATGCTGCTGGTATGATGGACACAACTTTGGGTCTATCTGGTCCTAGCAACTTTGATTCAGATGCTACTGGTTCATTAATGGCTGGTACTATGACTGGCGGTATGAAAGTTTATATCGATCCATATGCAGCAGTAGATTATTACACTATCGGTTATAAGGGTTCTAATCCTTATGATGCTGGTATGTTCTATTGCCCATACGTTCCATTAAGCATGATGAAGACTATTGGCGAAAATGACTTCCAACCAAAAATTGGATTCAAAACTCGTTACGGTCTTGCTGACAATCCATTTGTCACAGCTGGTGCTGGAGCAAACGTATACTACAGAAAACGTAAGGTCGTTAACCTATAATTTTCTAAATATACATCTAAACGGGGCGAAAGCCCCGTTTTTTTTCGTATAAATAACTATATGCCAAACTTTTTAAATCCATCGTCGTTTGTTTTAACATTAGATAGCCAAGCCTATTCTGGTGCAGAATTTACTATTCAAACAATGGTCTTACCAGATGTAACTACTGAAGGTGCTATATTAAATTATAAATCAATTGATGTTGGAAGAGCTGGAGATAAACTAGCATTTGGTTCATTTGAAATATCATATCTTATTGATGAAGATCTTTTAAATTATAAAGAAATTTTTGATTGGATGAAAGCAAATGTAGAAGCAAATCATTCAACGACAACAAGTTCAGACCATTATAGAGATATGACACTTACTGTTATGAACTCAGCTAATAACGTCACAAAACAAATCAAATTTGTAGATGCTTACCCGACAAGTATTTCATCTCTACCATTTGATATCACAACAACTGATGTAGAATATCTTACTGCGGTTGTTACATTCGATTATTCCTATTACCAATTCATTTAAGCTGTTTACTTTTACTATATTATATGATATAATATAACTATTATAGATATAACTAGATATTATGAATATTGAAGAAGTACTAAAAATGTGGAAGGAAGATTCCATAATAGATGATTTGAAGTTGGATGATACCACTATCAAAACAGCACGTTTACACAGTAAGTATCTTGAATTACTTACAATTACTCGTATGCGTAGAAAGAAAAAAGATTTAGATTATAAAACATTATTGAAAGATAAATGGTTATATTATAATGGTAAGCTGAGTCAAGGTGAAATGGATATGAAAGGTTGGGAATATGACCCATTTGGTGGATTAAATAAGCCATTGAAAGGTGATATGAATTATTATTATGACTCAGATACTGATATCCAAAAGGCTCAGGCAGCATTAGAATATGATAAGGTTCTTATCGAAACACTGGAGGAAATTATGAATACTATAAGATGGCGACACCAAAATATTGGTAACATAATTAAATGGCGGAGTTTCGAGGCTGGTGTTTAGCAGAAAAACATTAGAGCTCTTACTTACGAATTACATTAATATAAACAATGGATTAAGAACACCTTGTGCTGAAAAACAAAAATTTGAAAAGCTTATAAAAGAAACAGAAGCATTACTTAAATCAAAACCTTTAGATGTAATCTACCCAGATGGAATGACTGCATTAGAATATGCACATAAATTAGCAAAGGAAGCAAATGATCGCATGCATATGTCGTAATATAAGTGAGAATAAATATAAAGATAAGCAGTCTTTATATAAAAGATTAATACAAAATGATAAACAATGTTGCAAGTGTTTAAATAGATATGGAATTGATAACTGTAAAGGTAAAAGACAACGCATTCATATACGTTGATTGCGAAGATAAAGGTATCATACAAGAACTAGCAGAATATTTTACATTCTATGTTCCTGGCTATAAGTTCATGCCTCAATTTAAAAATAAATTATGGGACGGAAAAATTCGCCTCTTTAATTTACGTGACCAATCTTTATATGCTGGATTATTTAAATATATAAAATTATTTTGTAGGGAAAGAGATATAGAACTTGTATCTGTATTAAGAGAACCACCAAGCAAATATAATTTACCTGGAATGGATTACCCTGCTCCATTAGATTGGATTAAATGCGCAGCCCCATTAAATCTACCATTTGAACCAAGAGATTACCAGTTAGAAGCTGTTGAACATGGATTAAGAACTCGATCAGGATTATTAGTATCTCCTACAGCATCAGGCAAATCATTAATAATATATCTCCTTATGAGATATTTTCTAATGACTAATGAAGATAAATGTTTAATAATTGTACCTACCACTTCCCTTGTTAAACAAATGTTCACAGACTTTTGTAAGTATTCAGAATATGATGAACGTTGGTTTCCAACTGAAGATTGTCATGAAATTATGGCTGGACTTGATAAAGGCCATAAGACTAAAAGAGTTTATATATCTACTTGGCAATCAATATATAAAATGCAAAAGGGATATTTTGAACAGTTTGGTATGGTTGTAGGTGATGAAGCACATAACTTTAAAGCTAAATCATTAACAAGTATATTAACCAAATGTACTGAAGCAAGATATAGATTTGGATTAACAGGTACATTAGATGGTACACAAACTCATAAGCTTGTATTAGAAGGATTATTTGGTCCACATAAACATATCACTACTTCTAAAACTTTAATGGACCGAGGCGATCTTGCTAATTTAAATATTGATATATTACTTTTAAAATATAAAGATGAATATTGTAAAGAAGTAAGTAAAATGAAATACCAAGATGAAGTGGATTGGTTAGTTACATCATCTAAACGAAATAACTTTATAAAGAATTTAGCGCTAGACCTTAAAGGTAATACATTAATTTTATTCCAATTTGTAGAGAAACATGGTGAACCACTATATAGATTAATAAATGAAGCTGCTGAGGGATTATGGGGAATAGGCAAAAGAAAGGTGTTTTTCGTAAGTGGTAAGGTCGCAGCTGATACACGTGAAGAAATAAGAGCTATCACCGAGAAAGAAAAGGACGCTATTCTTGTTTGTTCTTATGGTACATTCTCTACAGGAGTAAATATAGTTAACCTTCACAATATAATATTTGCCTCTCCTAGTAAGAGCCAGATAAGAGTATTACAATCAGTTGGTAGAGGATTAAGAAAATCAAATCAAGATACGGTGTTATATGACATTGCAGATGACCTACATTGGAAAGCAAATAAGAATTATACCCTTACTCATAGTGCTGAAAGGGTTAAAATATATAGTAAAGAAAAGTTCAAATTTAAGATACACGAAGTTAAATTATTATAAATAGGTATATGGAAGATATTAAAAAGACATTTCCTGCAACTTTGGCAGAAGTACCTGTAAGGCTATTAAAATTAGTCTCAGGGGAGTCTATTATTGCATATGTGCATGACAATGATACAGACCAGCTTTCATTGGAAGAACCGATGCGCCTCTCAGTAGAAGATGACCAACAGTTAGTATTTACTCCATTCCTACCTTTTAGTGAATCTCAAGTACATCACATTGATATCGATAATGTTATGTTTGAATCAGAAGTAAGTACGGATATTAAAGCTTATTATATGAAGATATTATTAGACCAAATAGAAGGAATAGAAACACCATCTAGACCACCTGCTATAGCTACTCTTAAAGGTAATTCTTCAGTCCATTAATCTCTATATCCAGCCTCCCCGGCAGTACTATCTTATTATATCATAGTTTATGGCAAAAGTAAACAGTTAGCGGAAAATAAATATGAAAATAACTGAAAATGCAGCAGTTCTTTTTTAGTTTAACTGTTTACAATCCCTCTTTTCTATGATATAATATACATATTATTCGCACAAATATAGGAAATACAATGCCTGAAAAAATTAAACCTAGAGATAAACCCCATTACGTAAATAATCGTGAATTTAGTTATGCAGTAGTCGATTATGTAACTGAAGCTAATAAAGCTAAAGCTAATGGTGATTCGAATCCAGTAATACCTGATTATATTGCAATATGCTTTATGAAAATATGTGAAGGCCTATCCCATAAACCAAACTTTGTACGATATACTTATCGTGATGAAATGGTAATGGATGGTGTTGAAAATTGTTTAAAAGCTATATACAATTATAATATCGACACGGCTACCCGTACGGGCAAGCCTAATGCGTTCTCATATTTTACTCAAATTGCTTACTTTGCTTTTATACGAAGAATTGTAAAAGAAAAGAAACAAACAGATATTAAATTTAAATTTATGGAGCAAGCAAACATTGAAGATTTTGTAGCTTCTATTGATGTAAATAGTCCTATTGACCAATCATTCCTCGACACCCTACGCGAAAAGATTGGTAAGATTAGAGAGACTGATAAAGCAATTAAAGACTTTAAAAAGGAAGAGAAGGAAAAGAAGAAAAAAGGATTAGAATTATTCATGGAGGTTCAACCATCAAATTAAATAATTTATTATTAATTGGTTATGGTATTGTTGGTAAAGCAGTATATAAAGGTTTAGGCAAAAAGAATTTTGTAGATATACATGACCCTGATGAAGGTTGGGAAAATGATAAATCATACGATGAATTTGATGGTATTATATTATGTTTACCTACACCTGCGGGCCCAATGGGTGAATGTGATGATTTTTTAGTTGAACAATATATAAGAACTATTCGTATAGATGCACCTAAAATACCCATCTTAATTAAGTCAACCACATCAATTGAGCTAATTGAATTATTAGAAGATGATGAATACTTGACATATAATCCAGAATTCTTAACAGAAACTGATTCAATAGAAGATTTTAAAGACCAATCATTTGCTATGTTTGGTGGAAAGAATGCAAGGTATTGGTTTAACATATATATTAATTCTGATATAAAAATGAGGAAAATAAGATTTACTTCTATGAAAAATGCAGCCTTTGCTAAATATTCTATTAATAGTTTTCTTGCAATGAAGGTAATATTTTTTAATGAATTAAAATCATTATATAATAAATCTAATATATCATTAAAAAATATAATAAATGATGAAATAATATTAAATAATATTACAGAAGATTCAATTAAGAATGAAAATTATGAACAAGGTTTTAATAAATATTTATTTAATATAAAGGA